GTTAATTACTGAAGAAACTGCTACTGAACCTAAAAAAGAATTAGAAGAATACAGTGATGGGGTTAAGAAAAGAATTGCTAAACTCACTAAACGTATGCGTGAAGCAGAGAGACAAAAAGATGAGGCAACTAAATATGCCAGATCTGTTATAGTCGAACAAAAAACTCTTAAAGATAGATTGTCTAAAATAGACAAAGGGTTTGTTTCTGAAATGGAAGGTAGAATTGTTTCTGGAATAGAAGCAGCTCAAGCTAAACTTGTTGCTGCCAGAGAAAACAATGATATTAAATCTGAAGTTGAAGCATCTAAAGAAATAGCTAAATTAGGTTATGAAGAAGCTAGATTAGCTGAAATGAAAGTTCAACAAACGGAGAGAGAAGTTAAAGCACCTGTTAATCAACAACCAGTTGCTCCTAATCAACAACAAATACCAAGACCTGATGCAAGAGCATCAGAATGGGCAGAGAAAAACGAATGGTTTGGTAAAGATAATGCCATGACATATACTGCGTTTGATGTTCATAAAACACTAGTAGAAGAAGAGGGTTATGACCCCCAATCTGGTGATTATTATGTGGAATTAGATAGAAGAATAAAACTTGAATTTCCCCACAAATTTGGTACAACTACCAATACGACCAAGCCTACTCAAACTGTAGCTTCTGCTACAAGAGGAGTTAATAAGGCTAATCGCAGAACTGTGCAACTCACGCCATCACAGGTAGCAATTGCTAGAAAACTGAACGTGCCACTTGAAGAATATGCTAAACAATTAAACATAGAGGAGTAATCGCATATGAAAAATAATGAAACTAAAGTAATCGAAGAAATTAAATCGGAGGTTACAGAAGAAGTAGTAAGAGACTCCCGTGCATCCGACAGTAGAGAAGCTGTAAAGCGTCCTGTTGTTTGGAAAGAACCAAATGCTTTAGATAGCCCTGCACCACCGGATGGATTCCGACACAGATGGATAAGAGCTGAAAGCCTAGGATTCGATGACACTAAAAACATAGCTGGTAAATTAAGATCAGGTTATGAATTAGTTAGAGCAGACGAATACGAAGGCGGCTTTCCAATTGTGGGAGATGGTAAATACAAGGGAGTTATCGGAGTTGGAGGTCTGTTGCTGGCCAGAATACCTGAGGAGATCGCACAAGCAAGAACCAAATTCTATAGTGATAAAGCTAGAGAACGAGATGAAGCTGTAAAAACCGATTTATTGAAGGATCAGCACCCGAGCATGCCCATGACTTATGACGCACGTTCTAGCAAATCTTTCGGTGGTAAGTAAAAGTTTTTTAACAATTACGACCCAACGGATTTAAATTAATCGTAACTATTTATAGTTACAAAACAGAGGAAACAAATATGGCTAATATAGATGCAGCTTTCGGTCTTAGACCGTTAAAAACTGTTGGTCAACAAGATGATTCCACTGGAATGAGCCAATACAATATATTACCTGGTGATACATCAGTAATATTTCAAGGAGCCGTAACAGCAGGTGTTGTTGCAGGTTTTGCAGATCTAGCAGCAGATGCTGGTAGTAGCAACCTTGGCGCATTTTGGGGGTGTTTTTACGATGATCCAACAACTCAAAAACCAACCTTCGCTAACTTTTATCCGGGTAGTATAACACCGGCTAATGGTGGCGCAATTGAATGTTTTGTGTACGACAGTCCAATGCAAATGTTTGAAGTTCAATCAGACAATGCAGGAGCGTCAGCACAGGCGGACATTTTCCAAACAGCAGATACTGTAGGTAATGCTAATGGAAGTACAATAAACGGTGTATCAAGTATGGAGTTAGACGATGGAACTCTAAATACAACGGTTCAACAATTAAAAATCCTAGGTGTGTCTAGAGATCCAGAAAATGACGAACTAACTAATCCGAATGTAAATTTCAGAGTAATGTTATGTGACCATTTATTGGGTTCTGGCGTAGCGGGAATATAGGGGTATAAATTATGGCAATATCACGACAACAACTCGTAAAAGAGCTTGAGCCAGGTTTAAACGCCTTGTTCGGACTTGAGTATAAAAGATACGATTCAGAGCATGAAGAAATTTATGCAAAAGAATCATCAGACAGAGCGTTTGAAGAAGAAGTAATGTTATCAGGCTTTGCTAATGCTTACGTAAAACCAGAAGGTTCTGCGGTTGCATTTGACAACGCACAAGAAACATATACTGCAAGATACACAAATGAAACTGTGGCACTTGCATTTGCTTTAACTGAAGAAGCTATGGAAGATAACTTGTATGACAGACTAGCGTCTAGATACACAAAAGCACTAGCAAGATCTATGGCTAATGCAAAGCAGATTAAAGCTGCCTTTACATTAAACCAAGGTCTACCTGGAATTGCAGCAGCAAATGCATTCCAATCAGGTGACAATGTTAATTTATTTAGCACTGCCCACCCGACTATTGCTGGAACTGTGTCTAACACACTAGCAACACAAGCAGACCTTAACGAAACATCATTGGAGCAGTCTATGATAGACATCGCTGCAATGACTGATGAAAGAGGGTTAAAGATTGCAGCTAGAGGAATGAAAATGATTGTTCCTTCTGAAAATCAGTTTAACGCTGAGAGATTATTAAAATCTCAAGGTAGAACTGGTACTGCAGACAATGACATCAATGCACTAAAAAATATGGGTATGATTCCTGAAGGTTATAGAATCAATCACTATTTAACAGACATTGATTCTTTCTACATCATTACTGATGTACCAAATGGTATGAAGTACTTTGAAAGACTACCTATCCAAACGAAAATGGAAGGTGACTTTTCAACTGGTAACGTAAGATATAAAGCTAGAGAAAGATACTCTTTTGGAGTTTCTGACTATAGAGGTATCTTCGGCGTTGCAGGTGCTTAATTACAAAAAGTTTAAGAGGCCGCTTAAAAAACGGCCTCTTTTTTAATATTAAAATAAAGATATAAATGAAAAATTTCTTAGTAAATATATGGGCTTACAATCATCATGCTAAATTTAAATTATTAGCAGAAGATAACCCTAAATCTGTTGAAGATGCAATACTTGACAAACTAGGAGAAAGCAGTATAAAATGGGAAGATCTCGGAGAAAGCTATCATACGGGATTAAACAGAATAACTTTTGAGGAGGTTGTTTATGATACAAGACCTATACAAAGCAAAAAGGTCCTTGGAGTTGAAGTGGGAACAGGAGCATATTAATGAAGATAGGTATACTCTTGAGATGGTCAGAATTGATGACAAAGTTAGAGAAGTCATTACTAAGATCAAGCTTGAAGAAGCTGAAATCGCTCACAGACAAAATAACGTTGAAGGCGTTACTCCACAAGTTTCTGTAGCTACTTAAGACACAAAGCTACATCGCTGAAATCGCACTTTCTTTACGGGCTCTCTTGCACTCTACTTAAAACTAAGATATAAATTACGCACTACATATAATAATTTTTTATTATGGGTATTCAGGCTTGTGTAGTAGTACGCACCCAGAGACTGCAATACTAATTAACACTGGGACACAAAAGGACAAATAAAATGGCAGGAACACACTTTAAAGGCGCAGTAATGTTTTCAAGCGCAACACCAGCACTCCAAAATTTAAATATTGGAAACTGGCCAGATCAAGCACACGCAATTGATGATTTTGATCAACACGTATTCAACGCAGGAAATGCAGCAGGAAATTTTTGGTCTGTAATAGCAGCAGTTAACTGTGCGGCAGCAGTACCCGCATTAGGTGCTGATGGAAGTTTAAACGGAGTAGTAAATAATCCAGCAGCAGGTGCAGCAAATGATGGAACTTTAGTTCAAGGTAACATGAACTATGCAACTCCTCAAACAAGAGGTGATAGATTATACTTTGAATGTAGAACCACTTTTAGTGGTGCAGTATCAGGTGCAGGTATCGTTGCAGGTACTCCAAATATATTTTGGGGAATGGCAGAACAAGGTGCAGCAGCAGGAAGTACATTTGGCGCAGCAGTTACTAGTTTAGTCGGTTTTAAAATGAATGCAGGAGCTGCTCAATTATCAGCTTGTATTAAATCACCAAATGGTGCTGAAATAGCTATAACTCCTACAGACGCAAATTTAGTTACTTTAGGAACAATGGCTCAAAATCAATTCATAACTTTAGGTTTTGAATTGACAAACAGTCCAGCAACAGCAGCTAACAATCAAGTAAAAACAAGTTCAGTTACTTATTACATTAACAGAAAACCTTATGCTTCTTGTATTACTAGAACAGCAGGTGGTGTATCTAGTTCACAATTTGTAGCAGGAACTCAATCAGCAGCAGCAGTAGCTTATGATGCTTTCCCAGCAACTAATACAGCAGCTGAAAGAATGGGTTTGACTTGGGATTACATTTTAACTGCAGCAGTAGCTAATACTTTATCTCATGATTACTTCATGGGGTCGCAAGACAGAGGTATTACTTACGCTCCAAATAACTAATAAAATTTAACTGAGGCCTTTCGGGGCCTCAGTATTAAATTAAAGGAAAAAATTATGAGTAATGATACAAGTTTAAAATCCAAATTTTTTAGTGTAAATGCAGCTAATACTGTTACTACTGCAGCGAATACAACTAATTTAGCTGCTGAACAAGATGTAGCTGACGGCGCTGCTGTTACTTTAACCAATCTTAAAGCAAGTTTTGCAGGAGCAGGTTTTGCTCAAAAATTACAATTTGTTTCAGGAACTAATGATGATAACTCTGGTGTTACATTTACAATTGTTGGAACAGATAATAATGATGCTGTTATTACAGAAGATTTAGTTGGTGGAGCAGGCGGAGTAACTGTTGTAACAACTTTATTTTACAATACATTAACTTCAGTGACTGGAAACGGAGCTGCTACAGTAGATGTTTCTATAGGAACTCTTGCTGGTAATGCAAATATTGATTCAACTGTTTTTGCAGGTAGAACAAGAGTGAGAGGATATCATGGAGTTACTAAAGTAGGTACTTTGATCTTAACTAATACTTCAAACGCTGGTTTAATAACACTTAGAATGCAAACAATAGCGGATCAGTTTGATCCTTATGTTCCAGACAATGGAACGTTGTTTAATCAAGGTTGTTTTATATCATTATCTCAAACAGCAATAGGTGCAGCAGGAAATGGTTTAACTATATTTTTTGACGGCTAGGAGGCTGAATGGCAAATACTACTTCAGGAACTACTACATTTGATAAAACTTTTGCAATAGATGATATTATTGAAGAGTCTTTTGAACGTATTGGAATAAGAGGTGTTGCTGGTTACCAGTTAAAAACTGCAAGACGATCTTTAAATTTACTTTTTCAAGAATGGGCTAACAGAGGTATTCACCTATGGCAAATTGCTGATGGGCACTTGACGCTAGTTGCAGGTACAAATGTTTACAATGGTTTTCGTTCTACTTCAGATGGTACTTCAACATTACTAGACGAAGGTGGAAATGCTGCTTATGGTATAGATGATATTTTTGAAGCTTCGTATAGAAATAATGCAGGAACCACAAGTCAATCAGATAGTCCCTTAACAAAAATTAGTAGATCAACATATTCTTCTTTATCTAACAAATTAGCAACAGGACAACCTTCTCAATATTGGGTTCAAAGATTTATAGATAGAGTTTCTATTACTTTGTACACAACTCCAAGTGCAAGCCAAGCAGGAGATAGAGTTCAATTCTATTACATGAATAGAATTCAAGATGCTGGAAGTTATACAAACGCAAGTGACATACCTTATTATTACACACCATGTATGTGTGCAGGTTTAGCTTATTATTTAAGTTTAAAATATTCACCTGAAAGAACACAAAATTTAAAAATGTTATATGAAGATGAATTACTAAGAGCGGAGGCAGCGGATGGTTCGGAAACAAGTAGTTACATTACACCAAAACTTTACTATCCTAGTATTTAATTATGGCACGATATGCTCAAGGAAAATTTTCATTAGCAATATCTGACATTAGTGGTCAAGCATTTCCTTGGAATGAAATGATTACACAATGGAATGGTTTGTTTGTACACTATTCGGAGTTTGAAAGTAAACAACCACAACTTGATCCAAAACCAAGTGCAGCAGATCCTACGGCACTACCTAACACAAGACCACAACAAGATTCACCGGACAGTTTACGATTTTTAAGTTTTAATCCTATTAGTACTTTATCAGCTGGTAGTAGTATTATAAATATTTTTGAAGAAAACCATGGAAGACAGTATGACAGTTTTGTAAAATTTAGAGGACCTGCAGGAGTTGCAGGAACGTTTAATAACATTGCTAATATAGATGGTATAACAGGATTACAAATTTGTGCTCTTAATGGCTTTACTATTATTCCAGGTAGACGTATTTCAACAACTACCACTATTACTACTGCTATTGATGCAACTCAAACAACTGGAATTATTTTAACTAGTATAACTGGATTTGGAGTAGAAAGTCCTCGTACACCAGGAAGTGTAAATTTTTTTTCTGGAGGGACACCTATTAATGGAATTAAAATGGGCACAGAAATTTTAGTCTATACTGGAATAAGTGAAACAAATGAATTAGAAGGAGTTTTAAGAGGAACTTTTTCAAGTACAGCTGCAACCCATGCTAATGGAGCTACTGCAAGATGTCTTCAAGACCCTTTAAATAATTATAATGTAACTACTGCTGGAACAGCAATTACTGGACAAATTAGTGGAGGAGGATAT